TCGGCATGACCACCGTGGCCATCACCTTGCTTGTGCTCGGGCAGTTCGAGCGCGAGGCAGAAGGCAACATCCCATTTGATTGCATGGACCCGACTGAGCGCGAGCGCGTGCGCGATATCGCATTGCACGGCATTGACAAGGGCTTGGAAGAGGCAACGCAACACCTCTACAGCGTTTGGCAGAAAGACCCCAACACCGAGCAGCCCAAGCGCGCCCGCGTCGGGATCGTCAACGCGATCAATGCCCATGCCCGGGCGCGCAAGTTTGCACTCGATTGGACCCCCCCATCCTGTCCACCGGAGAAATGACATGCCGCTGACCATCATCAACGGGCCGATCATCGATGCCGGCGAGAGCCTGAGTTCGGGCATCGACTGCTCGGCCGGCGCGATCGTCAAGATCACCATGCCGGGCAACTGGGTGGGCGCCGCGCCGCTCACGTTCCAGACTAGCAGCGACGGCGTCATGTACAATGACATGTTCATGCCGGACGGCCACGAACTCACCTACACGGTGGTGGCGGGCACCGGCATCTTCGTGCCGCGGCTGACCACCGGGTTCGTCAAATTCCGATCGGGCACCCGCGAGCGGCCGGTGGTGCAGCCGGAACTGCGGGAATTCGCGGTGGCAATTGATGTAGTCGGCGGGGCACCCGCGGCCGGCAATGAATTGCGAGTGCGGCTGCTGGGAGGATTTGCGCCATGAAGGTTGTCATCAGCGCCGGCCACGGCAAGAAAATCCGGGGCATGTCATCGGAGTGGCTGGACGAGGTGGACGAGGCGCGCAAGGTCACGACTGCGGTTGGCGAACATCTGGAGGAAGCCGGCGTCGATGTCGTCACCTACTGGGATGATGTCTCGACCACGCAGGACGAGAACCTCAAGCGCATTTGCGATTTTCACAATGCGCAGGGCGCTCATGACCTAGACTGCTCGGTCCATTTCAATGCCAGCAACGGCCAGGGCCACGGCGTCGAGGTGTTCTACACATCATCCGCCGGCCACGAATATGCTGAGGCGATCTGTGATGCGATTGCCGAAGCGTCGGGGCTGACCAACCGCGGCGCCAAGAACGACGACACGATCGGCGGATTATATTTCCTGTCGCACACTTCGGCCGTCGCTGTGCTTCTGGAAATCTGCTTCGGGGATAATGAGAACGACTGCGTCACCTTTTACGATGAAATGGATAACATCTGCGAGGCGATCGCCGATGCGATCACCACGGTGGGCGATCACGACGATGGCGTGATCAAGCCGCCCGATCCTGATTCGGGTTATCTGTTCACGGCGGAAGGAACATGCTCGACCTTTGGCGGAAAAAATGACACCGGGGTATCGCCGTCAGAGGGGCTCGCATTTTTCTATGAATTTTCAGACGCACCATGGCTATTCGAGAAGGATCAACCTCCCGGCACGACGGGCCTCGCCCGGCGCATGGATAGCGATGTATTTTTTGTGGCCTGCCGTTGGCAGTATGAGGACACAAGCAAAGAAATGTTAGGCCACAGCGGCCAGATGGCGATGGTGACCAACACCAAGACCGGCGTGCAGCGATTGGCACACCCCGCCGATTGGGGGCCCCATGAGGCTGAAACGGGCCGAGCGGCCGATCTATCCGAGGCCCTCGCGAGAAGCCTCGGCGTCCAGACAGACGACCGGGTCCGCGTCGAGTACCCTTGGCGCTCGCCTGGCTAGCGCCGCTCGCAGCCTGACGTTCTCCTCGGCCAGCCGGACGAGTTCGGCGCGCAGCCGCTTGATGGTTTCGCTGGCGGTGCTCATGGCTTGGGCTCCAGGGCGCGGCCTTGTGCCTCCACCCAATCAAAGATGCGCTTCTGCATCATATTTCTATAGTTCTGACAGACCACGCCCGGCATGATGTTTACGCCAGGACAGAGGCCATAAACCGATTGGCCGCAAAGCAAGCACTTGGTGGGTTCGTCGGTCATGGCTTTGGCTCCAGGGCGCGGCACGCCTCATCCAAAATCTTGTTGCTGACGTTCGTGAACTGCCGTTTGGCGCGGTCGTTTTCTTCACGCACGATTTGCAGCGCCGCCCGCAGCCGCGCGATCTCGGCATCGTGTGCAGTGGCTACCAATTGCAATGCCGCTATATGTTCGCGCAGTTGCTCGATCTCGTCGGCGGCCTCAATGCATGGCATATAGCCCATGGTGCGCAGCCGCTCGACAATGTCGGTCATGGCTTGGGCTCCAGTGAGAAACGCAACAATCTGCTCGGGCGTCGCTTCGGTCATCGCAGTGGCATCTGACATGATGACAGCAGGATCAGCAGCACGACGATGATCGCCAGCGACAAGCTGGCGTAGATCAGCGCCTGCAGGTGGCTACTCATCGGCGCTTCTCAATGGTGCCATCCATCCTTCGTATGTACGGGCCGTCACGATTGGTTTGAAAGCCTGACCGCTTATTGATACCTCGATGTTTACGTCTGATGCGCCGGCCTTTTGCAATATCTCGGATATCAGTTTTAGTTTTTTCTCGATGGCATCCCCGCAGAATGCACACACAATTCGACAGTGAACTGTCCCGGCTGGTATCGAATGGTATTCGATGGTCGTAGTCAATCTGTCCGACGACGAGTGGTCTTCCGCATCCGCACTCACACATTCCTCCCGATCGTTCGTAGGCATCACTCCTAACCTTCGCGCTGAATTCAACCCTCGCCATTGCCGCTCTCCAGCAATTGCGTCGTCGTGACGCCGATCATGTCGGCGAGCAGATCGAGCACCGCGGTTTTGGATTTGGCAAACTCCTCCTTGCCCATGGCCCGATACGATTGCGACTTGGCCTGGTAGATGGTCGTAACGCCGTCCTCCTCGCAGACGATGGAGTAGTCGTCGACCGGCACTCGCTTGGCGCCCGCCACCTTGGTGATAGTGCAGAAGCCGGCCTTGATCAGCAGGTACTTGCGCAGGTGCTGCTCGGTGGGAAACGCGATATCCCACGGCTCGGGCAACTGCATCCAGCCTTCGTGCACCGCCGCCATGTATTGCCGATGGCTGGCGCCGCTGCGCTCCTCCTCCACGATCATGCGATAGGCGTGGCCCGACGTGAACGTGCGCTCGGCCAGGCGCGAGAACCGGCCGATCGGCTCCATCGCCTCGCCATTCCATGTGAAGTAGATCGGCGGGGGCGCGGTCATTCGTCGGTTTTCTCGTATGCCGTCATCGCCGCCCGCAAGCTTTTGACGAAAGTATCCACCTCGATTTCATAGTGCTGGAGCATCCAGCAAATCTGGAACGTGAGCACGGTCAGCACGTCGTTGCCAAATGCGGACGGCTTGAGGCCGGCCATGCGGTAAAGCTCCATGCTGTCATTCCACCAGACGAAGTGCTTGTCTTTGATACGGTCGAGCAGATCGTTGCGCAGAGAACTGCGGATGATCGGTATGCTGTCGTTCATGCTGCCGCCCTTTGCCCATAGGCACGCACGCGCGCGACCATGGCCTGTAGTTCGTTGTTGAACTTGGCGAGTTCGTCCATCAGCTTGTCGATGTAGTCCTCGTCGCGCTCGGCGCGGCGCACGAACATCGGCATACCTGGCCAATAGACGCACAGATCAACCCACTTGCGGCCGGTAACCAGCAGCGCGCCCTGGCACTGCGCTATGTGCTCGGGCGGAAACCATTTCTTGTCTTTCTCGCCGGCGTCGTGGGTGGCAATCAGCAGTTCGGGCTTTTGCGTTTTCAGTTCAAGCACCCCGTCATCGCCCAGCAGGGCGTCCGGGCTGCAGCCGACATAGGCACGGCGCACAAAGCCCACCCGCGTCGGCCGGGTCTTGTTCCAGCCAAAAACGTAGTTGGCGCGGGCTTCATCCTCCATCCGGTTGCCGCGCTCCATTTCGGGTGATTTGAATGTTTCGGCGGGCTGGCCGGTGATGATCTCGCCGGCAAGGCGGCGCATGTAGGTCGCGCGCACCTTGCCCTCCCCCTTGGCCTGCACGTCCTTGAAGCAGGATGCGGTCGGGATGCCGAGCCGGGCCTGGAACCATTCCGGCGTGCCCTGGACG